TATTTCTCAAACACCAACCATATAAACGTGCAAATACATACTCATTATAATTTTCTCTTGCAATGACACGATTATACTTATAATCATAATCAAAGCATATAGCAATCATATCATTGTCTTTGTTTGAAACATAAAAACGTTTCATGTTATAGGCAAGTTTAATTACATTTACTTTGTAATAAACGTTTTCCAAAACACCCTCAAAGTCATTATCTTTAATAACTTTTTCTAAAAGTGTTGCTAAATTAGAATGTTCCATAATTCTTTGTTTACTTGTTTTTTAGGACTATCCCTTTATTGTTTACGTATGCAAAGGTAAACAAATTATTTCAATTAACCAAATTATTCATGTTAATAAAAACAAAAAACCATAACTACTTATCTCAAGCGGTTATGGTTATTTTAAAAATATTAACTAAATAAAAATCTACAAAAAATTTACAACTATGAAAAAAACTATCATTAAAAAACTAATCTATATTTGATATGGAATGCCAACCATTCTCACTTTGTGTCCATGCAACTTCAAACTTCTCTTTCTTATCTCCGAATGATAAGTTAAGCGTTGTTACATTGTCTGTAACGTCCGTTAATGTTATCTCCGTTGCAAGTCCCCCTAAAGTTTCGTTAAGGCGTTCAGAAAGGATTTCTCGCTTTCTGAACTTTGCAGGTTTCCAATTTTTTAATAAGTTGGACTTTATTACATCTCTAAATGTACACATAATATTATATTTTACAAGTGAAAGTTTGGTTTAATACGCTTATATGTCTTCTCGTTAGGACACTTATTGCTTGATACAACAACATCCGTTGCCCATGAGCCGATAATTTTCAGTTCCCCTTCGTTAGGCATATAATCGTGGCTTCTGCCATTGCCTAAACATGTAAGAATAGGTAGTGGATGTACGATTATATAATCTTTCATTGGACAATCTTCAATGTCGACAAATTCCTTCTTTGTCTTATTGATAAAGTAGCGGTATTCGTTGATTTCCAAACTCTTTACATCCTCATCGGTGTTATTGATAGTTGCAATATCCCAATAGTTATATTTTCCGTCTACTTCGTCTGAATAATCTCCTGCCCATGCCATAGGATAACCTTTATATTTTCCGTCCTTGTCATTGATGAGAGTTGCAAAGGCGTTTACAAATATATTTCCCACGCAAGAATGCTCCATTAGTTTTATTCCTACATTAAAATCATGTCCATATAATGATGCAACAACTTTCTTACTATTCTTTTTGTCAATAATGACAGGTCTAAAATATTGTCCCATAATTCTTAAATGTTTTGTTTGTTTTAAATTGATAGTGCAAAGATAGACAAATAATCTCAAACTTCCAAATAAATTTAAATGTTTAACATTTCTTTAACATATGTCGGTATTTTGGATTCCCATAAAGTAAAGCAATGTGATAATAATCAACTACACCGTATATTTCCTTAATTAGGTTAATGTTCCTTTCTGTAAGGTCCTTTTGGCATGGATATTCCAAGATAATACTATTTTTGTCAATCTTAATTTCGGGAACTCCATTTACAATGTTTACTTCCTCTGCAATTCCATCCTTAAACAACATGGTAAACTCATGTTCTGTCATAGGGTCTTTATCATTAAAGAAAGGTTCATAACCCATTTGTATAAGGGTATCATCACATAAAATAATAACGTCCCAATAGCTATTTAATTCCTTCATAATTCTTATTATATTTAAATACGTGTGCAAATTTAACAAGAAAAATTCAAATATACAAATTTTCCTTGTTAAATTACGTTAATATTAAGAATATATCTTTTCTACAAACTCTATTACATTCTTATAGAAGTTGTAATATTTTTCTCCTCTATTTTTTGCAAATTCCAAAATATCTTCCTTTGTTCCATTGATAAATAACGTGGACCATTGATTATTAGAACGTGTATAAACAAAATTATGACCACCTTCCCAATTTTCATGACCTATATAGTAGTCAGCAGGTGACATTATTTTTGCATCACTAATAAAGCGTACAACATCGTATATACAAGCATCACCACAAACAATTGCGTTATCTCTCACCAAGCAAGTACCTATTAAATGTGCATTGTCACAAACTTGTGCATTATCTAATAGAAGGGAATTGCCATACACTTGTGCGTTATCCTTAACAATAGAACAATCTTCCATACGTGCGTTATTAAACACACGTGCGTTATCTTTAACTTTGGAATATCCTCTTACTTGTGCATTATCAAATACCACTGAATTGTCGCACACTTGTGCAAAGCCGTTTATTATAGCATTGCCAAATACTTTTGCATTTCCGTAAACTTTTGCATCCAAGAATATCCAACAATTGCCTTCTTGCGAAAGATTATCTTCTTTCTCAATAAAACCACCAACGCTACCCTTCTTGACGTTTCCAAAGTCCTTGAGAGCCTCAACACGATAAAGTTTGTGTCCGTCAAATGTATAACTTAAATCTTTTCTGATTTTATACTTCTTTGTTTCCATAATTCTCTTTGTTGAAATTGTTTATTATAGTTTTTTACAAAGATGTGTCAAGTATAGCTTTACAAATATTCTTTTGGCTAATACTATCGCATTCTTCGATAGATGTTTGTTCCCATTCATTCATACTATCATCCGTCATTAAGTCGATACAAATGTCATTACCAACAACAAAGGCTCTTATAACGGGATAATATTCTTTATCGCTTTCAATATAAGCCATAGGAGGAATATTCTCAACAAGCGCATATCCGTCTTCGTCAATGAAACGAACTTCTCGTAAATCGTTGTTTTCAAAAAAACGTATTACTCTTTGTTTAATTTCATTATCCATAATTCTATTTGTTTTGATTTACGTTTGCAAAGTTAAGTATTTAATTTGAAATATCCAATTAAAATTATTAATTTAACATATAATTAACATTAAGTGGTTTTTAGGTATTATATATAATATATTACGCATACATGTGAATGAAAACATAAACTTGTTTTAAGGCGTTCTAATTGCTTATGTTAGTTGTTACCTTATAAGTTATCAACTTTATATATTAAGTTCGTCAGAAACGAAATAAAGTGGCAATAAAACAAAAAAGTGGTACTACTTATCCCAAGCAATACCACTAAACAAATAATAACTTTTATATTTAAGAAGTTTTCTTTAATCAATTCCGTAAACTTTCTGAACAAATGGACGGATACTCTTTGTAGCCTTCTTAAATTGCTTAAGATTCATTCCGCCACACGCAATTTTGTTCATAATGTCATAGGCTCTCTTTTCAGTGTCCACGTATCTGTACAATACAGTGTTTGTCCCGTCATGGTGTGAACCCCTAAAGCGTACATTCCACTCGTCCAAGTACCACTCGCACTCATCACATGATGTGTTCTGTAGAATGTCTGAAATGTCGTTGTACACCTTTGATGCAACACGTACACCATTCCATAGTCCAAGTTCTGCAAACGCTACTACATAGCCTTTAAAATTAGTATTCTCTTCTGAAAGATTATGACGTTCGTCCTCAATGTACATATCATTATTCTCATCAATAACTCTCATTACGTTATTGTCTGAAAGGTCATTGAAATTTTGTTCACGCATAAATTCCCGTACTTCCTTCATTGAGTCCTCATCGTATAGGTCAATGTTTGTCCAAATTAAACACCTTTTCATAATTCTAATTGTTTTATTTAATTGTGTCAGCAATATTACTGATTAACGTTTGCAAAGATAGTTATATTTTCTGAATTACACAAATATTTCGTATTAATAAAAGTTAATTGAAATAGTATTTGTATATACTAAAGATGTTGAGTGTTTTAATAAACTCATCCTGCAAAGTTTTTGATGCGTCATCACTTCGAACACTCCATGTAATAGGCTCGTCGTCATCACACTCTCCACTATACCAATCGTGTAACTCAAATATTTTCTCATTAACACTAATTACCCACATGTAATGTATCTCTTTATCATTACTTAAATTGTTATTTGTCGGTTCTCCAAATACACTTTCTAAAACACTCTTTGCAATAGGTTTTGTTTGCGTCTTGAATGTTGTACAAGTGTCGGGAATGTTATCCTCCTTCTGATATACTTCAATTTGAAGGTTATTAATATTTACTTGTTTCATAATCTTGAACTAATATGTTAGTAAAAACTTTTTCACGCATATCATCTAATAATACACTATCTTCTGATGATGTAATTATTACACCATTAAGTAAATTAATAGACGTAAAATAGAATTTATCTGTTTTCTTATTATAAGAAACTCTTTTTACTACACACATATAAACATCTTCATAATTATCTGATAACAGTTCAATGTATGGTCGTTCATTTAATTCTACAATGCACGTACGATTCTTTTTCATATGTGCAATAGCCTGCTTTCTAATATCTTGTTTCATAATTCTTATTCGTTTTATATTATACTCAAACAAAGTTAATATATGTGTTACATATACATTTCCAAATAATCATTTAAGTGATTCATATTCAAACACTTTATCACGATACTTGTTTACTATCTCAAGTGCTTCATTGTCGGTAACACTTTTTACATTATATGCTTTATCGCACGTATAAAAATTATGTTTACTATTAAAGTTTACAAAGTTAAGTTTTTCCACAAAATCATTACTTTTAAAACGTCTAGTCCATGATATAAAATCACACATAGAATATAAAAATAATTCTATATTGTTATTCATTGCATATGTGTTGTGCAAATAAATTTTCTCTTCAAGTTGAAGGGATTTATAAATACGTGTGAAATTATTAAAATCTAATTTACTCATAATTCTTATTTGTTATTGATTTACGTCTGCAAAGATAACAATAAACTTTCAATTAAACAAACAAAAATATACATTTAACATATAATTAACATTAATACTATTTCACTATGTTATATATTACACATACGCATGAAGATTATACGAATAAACTATATTTGCATTTTAAGCGTGTTTTATAATATCTTTCTTATTCATTAGAAAGATAACTTTATTTCTATTTGCCGTTAAATCTATTATCATTATCAATAAAAAAAATATGAGAGGTAGGAATTATTGACAATATTTCCTACCTCCCTTGTTATAAATTAGTCCATAGAACAATCTACAATATCGACAAAGATAACGTCACACGTGCCATGTAAACAGTCTTGTTCGCTTACTTCAAATGTGCTATTTGTGTCCTCATCTAAGCAAGTAAGGGTAAACACGTCCTTCTCTTTGTTATACGTAACATTTGTTACAGGAAAAGCCTCCTATTTGTCGTTTCTATTGAGGAACACATCGGGTGTATAATTTTCCTCCTCTGAAAAACTGAATGAATACTTATTAATTTCATTCATTGCATTAATAGCGTCTTCCCTATCTTCTGCAAGATTTTCAGCATAATTGCCTTCTAAATACCACTTATTCATAATCACTATATTTTAATTTGTTTGTTATTGAATTACGTTTGCAAAGTTAACAAGAAAAATCCAATTATACAAATTTTCCTTGTTAATTTACGTTAATGTTAAGAATACATCTTTTCAACAAACTCTATTACATTTTTGTAAAAGTTATAATATCTCTCACTTTTCTTTTTTGCAAAATCCAATATTTCCTCCTTTGTTCCATTTATAAAGAACGTTGACCACTTGTTATTAGAACGTGTATAAACAAAGTTATGACCGCCCTCCCAATTTTCACGACCTACATAATAATCCGCAGGGGACTTTATTTTTGCATCACTATTAAAATGTACAAATTCGTATATGTCAGTGTCACCACAAACTATTGCGTTATCTCTTACCAAGCAAGTTCCTATTAAATTTGCATTGTCGCAAACTTGTGCATTTTCTAAAAGGATAGAATGTCCATACACTTGCGCATTATCCTTCACAATAGAATTACCTTCAATACGTGCGTTATCAAATACACGTGCATTATTTTTAATTTTGGAATAACGGTTTACTTGTGCATTACCATATACCATTGCATTATCACAAACTTGTGCAAAGCCATCTATTACAGCGTTACCGCTTACCTCCGCATTACCAAACACTTTCGCATCCAAATACACCCAACAATTACCTTCTTGA